GTTAGCGCGCTAGTAGACCCGTTGTAAGCCTTACCAAGTGCCAGTGTGACAGTTTCTAAATCTTTGCCAGTAGCAGTGCTTATGTTTAACGCTGTCTCAAGTAACTTTTGCGCTTCCTCAGCCGAGCCAGTTGATCGAGTCAGGCTCGCCATCGCAGGCCTCAACTCGTCATCAGTCACCGAAAAAGCGCGAGACGATGCCGATATAAAACTTTCCATGCTGGCAATCTGTGCATCAGTAGCGCCAGTGCTAGTGCGCAATTGTTGCGCTAATAAATCCTGCGCTTTTTGATCCTCTACTGCTGCCTTAGTCGCCAAGCCAAGACCTGCAGTAAGACCGCCCAGCACCGCAATAGCCGGCACCATAGCCTTCTTTAACGCAAAGCCTGCCTTAGCGCCAGCGCCTTCCAAATCCTTAAATTGTGCAATTGCCTTTTTGACTCCAGCACCGTCATACTCAGAAATAATAGGTATAGATAAAGCCATTACATGCGCCTCGCAATCATGCTTGAAACACCGTTAATCATTTGTTTCATCTCACGCTCAATGCCTCTACGCGCACGATACACCGCAGGCCCGATCACTCGAGTGCGACCAGTCTGCACTGGCATACCTTCTTGGCGCAAACTTGTGTCAAGTGTGTTTGCATTTGCGCGACCTGCAGTTTCAAACACTGCAGCCGCTTGATCTTTTTGAATAATAAGAATTACACCTACCGCGTTACGCCGAGTGTCAAATTTCATTTGCACACCTTTTTGCGCGTCAGCAACTCTAAACGCTTTAACTTTGCGACCAGTTTTTTTAGATGTCCACGCATACGCCATACCGCTTAAAGGAACCTCGCTGTATGCGCGCCGTCCAGCGTCAATTGCTGGCTGTGCAATGCGTGTCGCGTCAGCCTTAAATTGTTTTTGCAACTCTGGGTCAATTTGTCTAAGCGCGTTAATAGTTTGCTTGACACCTGCTACCTGCACTGTTGTGGTTGTGTTCATTGCTTGCGCTCTTTGTTAATAAGTTCTATAACAGTGTTCATATCGTCAATATCAAAAGCGATGCCAGCAGGCCAGTAACCAGTAGCCACAACAATTTGCGCTAATCCGTAGCGGTATGAACCGCGTCTACTTTTGGGCTGTTCTGTTCAACCACCTCTAAATTCTTTAACGACTTAATGTACTCATCTAGTTGTGCTGGGACTGTTATGCCTGATGTGCGTGACGCTTCGTAAGCCATGTATGCCAGGTCCTCGATACCTAGTCCGTCAGCGATCTGTGACACTTTGCGTTTATATTTGCGTTCCCATGCAACAATGGTCATTAGGTTTGTTGACACCGTTATTTGTGTGTCGTCATTAAATGTTGCTTTGAGTGTTAGTTGCATGCGTGTACCCTCTCGGTTGGTCTTGCGTTGTTAGTTCTCAGCGGCCAGTGCCGCGCGATCATGCGACCGCTTTAGTCAATACGCCACCGCTAAATGTCAGCGTGATTGTTGACAGTTCGCCCAAACTTGCATTGATTGGTGTGTGAGATTCAAGGTACGCGCCTGTGAGCGTGTAGGTCGGGTTTGTGGCTGATGCAGCGCCTGTAGCAGGTGCAACAATCAAAGTTGTTTGGATACCTACAAGACCGTAGATAGTTGCCTCAGTTTCTGACGCTGCATAAGACTGGTACAACTCAACCTCGATGCTGTTGTTCTGCAACGATGTCACTGTTGACGCACCGTACTTGCGTGCCGTGTCACCAAACGCTGTTGTTTCAAGTTGCTCTAACACATAGTTAACAGTCGCGCTAGTGCACTGATCTTGCAAGTCAACTGCATTGATCGTTACTTTAGGGTTTGATAGATAGACGCTGGTAGCCATGTGGGTTAATCCTTTTGCTCTGTGTTTATAGTTTTAGCAGATTTTTTAGGTTTTAGTGGGGATAGATGCCCAGAGTCAATTAAAAACTCTAGGTCAGTTGTCAGGTCACCTAGGTCAGCTTCTCGAATGATGTCGCCCCAGTTATAGCCGTTAAGTCGGTTGCTGGTCACTTCGTAATCCATCAGGTAGTGCTCGCTTTCATTTGTATGTTTAACGATAGTGCAGGGTAGTCAACACCGCCGATTGTAAGTGTTGTAGGTCTGCCATCAGTGACTGCTACTTTGGCTGCTAAGACTTTTGCTGCAATGTTAAGTGCATTGCGGTATGCGTCAGCGTTGCTAGGCCCGAGACTGATAACGGTCACTGGTATTGACATGTCAACGATGTTGCTGTTAAACGCAGTAAACGACATCGCATCTAGCAGTATGCATGGTGGCTGTACATTGCGTGTGTCAGTGACGCACACCAAGCCCGAAACTGCGTTAAGTGTTGTGGCAAGCGTGTTAATAGATGTGTTAAATAGATCGCTATAAGTTTGCGCAGCCATTAGGCGACCTGTGGTCTGTCAACACCAATCAACTGTTTAACCAGTGGCGACAATCCGTTAGTCGAGCCTGCAGACATTCCATCAAACGATGCAAAATCAGATATGCCACCACGCTGACGGTACAAAGCGCCACCATACATGATCGTGCCCAGCGTGACATCGCCACCGGGCGAAGTAGTAAGACTGTCGTGATAGCCACATTCTTGTCGTCTGCGATAAATAAAATTGTTTGCAGCGCTTGCGCACTGTGTAACAAATGTTGTGTCATCAGCAGTCGCTGTCGCGATACCTAGCCATGTCAAGATTTGTGCTGCAGTAATCCAAGTACAGGTCTGCGTATAGGTGACAGTGCCAGAATAATCAACAACAAACTCAACACTCGTACCTGTGCACGCATACAACACCTGATTAGCCACTGGGTCGTTCTCATCAAATAGCAGTTCGCCAGTTGTGTTGTCAATGCCAGTAAATTTGTATTGTGGCAATGCAAGCACTGTGAATGTGCCTGAGAATGGTGCAGCTAATCCTGAGACAGTTACAGACTCACCTAACGCAATCTCTGACGCTTCAAGCGTGCTTATGCAGGCATAGTTGTTTAGTAATTGCTTAGTTTGTGTTTTGTAAGTTGCCATGGCGTTTAGTCCGCCATGCGACTAGGCGATTACGATGCCCTGAATGAACGATGACTTGGCAACAAATGTTGCAAAGTAACCGTAGTAACTGAATGTGCGACTAAGTGTTGACGGTACATCAACAGACAAGACGCCTTGTTGCGCTTCGTAGATTTCAAAGCCCGGTGCGTACACAACAAGCATTGTGCCGCTTGCAAAATTGTTGTCAACAACTAGTTGCAAGCCCATGACATTCATGTTGTTGTAACCCATGCCACCAACTTTGCCGATTGAGTTCTGACCGACAATGCCGTCAGTTACATAACCCAAAATTGGTCGCTTTGACCCATCTAACTGACTACCCAATTTTTGCCAAACATCTGGGCTTACGCAAAGATGAGTTGGAAAGTAATTTGAGTCCTCAGTAATTTCTCGTGCCGCGTCATACAAAGATTGAATTAAAGACGATGGGTCATTATCTGTCACAGTCCAAGTTGACCCTGATGCAGTCTTACCTGAGACCATGTTGTCTGCAGCAATGTTGTCTGTAGCAATCAAGTATTCGCCAGCAAGATCGTTTAATACAAGTTGCATTGATGCTGGGTCAGTAAAGTCCATGTCTTGTCGAGTCATTGTGACTTGACCTGCAACAGTTGTTTTAGTAACCGTGTTTGATGCGATCACCATTGTTGTTGCACTGACTGCACTGCCTTCGGTTTGTGTTGCAGCGCTGGTGTGCGTTGTGATTGTTGGTCGCACAAATGTTTTGCTTGGTGTGTTTGGCATTGCGCGTGCACCAAATGCTGTAACAACTGGTCGCACAAAGTTAATGTCTTGGAATAGTGGCCCGAGTACAGGTACTGGTAAGAGTCCTGGTGTGTCGGTTGTAAGAATGTCGCCAGCCGCTGCTTGCAATGCTGATTGTCGTTTCATCGCAGCTGCTTTTGCTGCTTGCTGAACATTAACGAGAGTGTCGCCACCGATGTGCATTGCTGCCAAATATTCGCCTGGTGTTGGCATAGCAAATTCGCGTGCAGGCTTAGCCCACAACTTGTCAACTACTGATGCTGCAACTTCGACTGTTGGTTCTACTGATTCCATAATTGTTTTCTCCTGTGTAGGTATAACTTCATTTAACTCTATTGGTGTATCGGTTTGTGGGATACTCGCTGCGACTTCTGTTATGACTGCACCGCTAAACGCGCCTTGGCTGACCATGCTTAACTCTGTCCACTCGGCCGCCTCAACAATCATGACGCCTTCATCGTCATAACTAAACTTTGTCGGGTTGATGCCGACCGATACTGAGTCAATTACACCGTCATTTGCAAGTGTCAAATATTCGTCACCCAGTCGAGTGGCGCTAATCTTGGCAACAAACATCATGCCTTCTGGCGTGTCCTCGCGCTCTGTAACCATGCCCAAAATTTGTGTTGAGTCATGCTGACCGTAAAGCTTTGGATTACGACCGTCAACAGGTAACGCGCCCTGCATAATGCGCACCTTTGTACCGTCAGCAACTACCGCTGTCTCATCGTAAGTTACTGCTATGCCACTGATTGAGCGGCGCGGTAATTCCCCTACCGCACCTGCGTCAACCGTGATCTGTGAAGGGGTTAAACGGATCATGACTGCGACACTACATCAACTGTGTCAGGCATTTGTGCATCATCACGATTTGTTAGCGAGTACTCGCCAGTCAAATAATCCTCTACATCAAATTCGACATAAGTGCCGTTAGGCAAAACATTGTTTTGTGACAATGTGCCAGCGATGCAATCGGCGTAGGCGCGCACACCAAATGTCCACAAATCCATGCGAGACTCAGCGCTTGACTGATACGAGTACGAGCCGACACTAATGCCTGCAAGGTATGGCGGTATGTTACAAAGTCGCGCCATTTCCATTGCCTGAAACTCTGCCGAGTCAATAAGCAACATCTTGTCAGGGCTAGTCAATGTCTCGGTGTAGGTAACAAATTCGTTGAGCGCTGCAGTCTGATTAGTTTCGCGCGCATGATTAAACGATGCTGCAAGATCAGCCAACTCTTGACCGCTCAAAGGCTCGCCACCAGTCTGACGCAAAATACCTGCAGGAATAGCGCTACTGCTATTGCGATAGCGCGCTGCCTCAAGTTTTAGCGCTGTCGCTACAGCCTGAGTTGACTGGTACACAATGCCTTGTATCGGTGACAAGAATTGCACAACATCATTCGGGTCTAGTTCTGCACCTTGAAACACAATTTGTTTTGATGGCGCAAACCAGACGGGACCGGCTTGGTCGAGTGTCTGACACATCGCGGAAGGCAAACGAGTAAACGATGCTGGGAATCCGTCAGCGGTACGACTAGTTATGTACCAGAATGCGCGCCCATAAAAAAATAGGTCGTCAAATGTCCAAGCCATAATAAAATTGTTTGGCAATGTTGGGTCAATCTTGCGTAACCAAGTGCGTGGGGCCTGAGGCAATTTTTCCATTTCGTCACCATTCCAAATTAACGAAAATTGTTTGAGCGACATGCAGCCGAGAACTGATGCCATAAGATCGCGCGCTCGAGAAACTGTTGGCACACTCATTGCCTTATTGCGTGACTCGCCCTCAACATACGAGTAGTACTGACCGATCATGCCAGCGCCACCGTTATTAGATGACTGGTAATAACTACCAGCAGCTGCAGCTTTAGACGCTGGTTGCGCGTTTGCAGTTTTAGTAATTTTGTCTGCAATAAATTCAATCAAAGTTTTAGCCATGCAGTAAGTATGCCACTGCAATTACTTTTGATGGTGTATAGGTGCTGGCCGCAAACAGACCGAGAAAGCAGGTGAACAGCCAGCCACCCATAAACAGATTAGCGTGACGCAACCACAATCATAGGTTTGCCACTAGAGGTAGGCCGACTGGCAAGCGCTGCAGCCCACACCATGCACCGAGCCAATTCAATAGGGCCTGGCGATCTTTGGCTAGATAGCGCAATACTGTTTTGTGACCGTACCGCTACCGCGCGCTGCACATGCTCTGCCAGCATTTCCTCGCCAGTGTGCACAATAAGTTTCTCACCAATCATTGCTCGAATGCGTGGCGTAAATTTAAGTATCTCGCCATAGCCAACAACAATTTTTTTCTGTTCAAGTCTGACAGGCCAATGCAAATCTATAGTTGGCGTAATTGCAAACCGTACCCCACCGATGTTGCACAGTCTGTCAACCTCTGCAAGCACCTGGTCAAATGTGTCGACAACGAACTCAACTGTTACCGCTGTGCGATGATCAGGCAACACAACACACCTGACACCAAAATATCTAGCGTCATCAAGCGAGCACTCAATGGCAACAGTGCCGCCGTCAGGTATTGGGTCTGTGTAATGCAACGCAGGCCAAACACCCGGCTGTATCCATGCCTTGTCTGATGCGACCCAAAGATTACAACTAGCGCGCAAGAATGATGCACGGTCAGGGTTCTCAGATTCTGCCTCAATAGTTTTCATCGTCAGTGTCGTACCAAGTGCAGGATTAGACCACACCCACGACGCTGGGTCTAGTGGCGACATGTCTGGTGGTGGTGACCATTCCGCAAAATAAAAACTTGAATTTTGTTTTGTGTCAATAGCGCGCAAACCTTGCTCACGCCATTTAAGCATTGCCGTACTTGCCTCAGTCCCAGCAGTAGACCAGAGTGACAACAGCGGTGATTGTTTAGCGCGTTGTGCAGGCAGTAGACCACCGTCAATGACCTCACGCGAAATATCCCACATCTCATCAGCAACAATAAGATCACAACTCATACCGTGACCTACCGAGTGATTAGCGGCGCGCACAAACCATTTGCTACCGTCAGGCATTGTTACCGCATTGCGACCGTAAGATTTCATCAAGTCAGCGTTAAAATACTTTTTTAGTATTGGCGACAAATTATCAAACAACATGACTGCCAAGTCAAGTCTGTGCGCAGTCGTTAGCACAGTTTGTTTCAACCCACGCACCTTAGGCATCTCAGTAAGCCACCAGCCGACGAGCGCCATAAGTGCAACGGTCTTGCCGTTCTGTCTTGCAGTAGAAACTAACGAAACACGATTAACAAGATCAGTCTGGTCATCAAATAGCAGCTGACCTTCAAGCGCTCGACACTGCCAAGGCATTAACTCAACTTGCAGGTACTGCCTAGCAAAT